GCCGAAGTATAGTGCGCAGCTGCACCAATACCTGCTGAAGTAGAGGCAAGGAAAGCGCCATTAATTGAACCGGCGGCTTCAACTATTGAAAGATAGCATCTATATTCTGTTGCAGTTGAAGGCGCTGTTACTGTTAAAGCAGCATAAGTTGCTGAAGTTCCATTGTTTAAATCTTGAATAAGCGTTGTGGCAACATCCGTATTTACCTGTGATAGCGTGATAAAGTTTCCGCTTACATCATTATATATAGCCCCAACATAAGCATAATAAACATAACCAGATGGAAATGTTGGTATGTATGAAGATTCAGATAATATTCCAGCAATATCACCAGTAATCGGGTTATAAATGATCCAAATATGATACCAAGTGGAAACAGCCTCACTTCCAGTATCAAGACCATTTGCACCTGAAGCAGTAATATCTATTATTACATCTACTTCAGAAAATGTTATTTGATGTCCATAATTTGTAGATATATCAGTTAAAGTTATTTCAAGTGCCGAAACTTCAATTTGAGTATTAGGTGAACTAACATAGTTAGTTATGTTTAATGTATCATGCGGCGCAAGTACGCCAGCTGACCGAATTCCTTGCTTAACGAATTTTGGTATTACATTTGTGCCATCACAATATAAATCATCAGAACTATAGTATCCTATAGGAACACCAGTACCTTCAGAAGTTTTTACAAATAAGTCATAACCTGTTTGATTAGATAAATTAAAACCGCGTATAGCATCAGACACAATAATATTAACACTATCAGTTAATGTACCTTCTGTGTCAGTAATAATAATATGTCCATATAAATTTTGTGTTGCTGTTAAGGTGTAATTTGCATCAGTAACAATGTCATGCGTAATAGTTTGCGGTAGAATAAATTCACGATATGGATATGCTTGATTGGTGACACTTAAAATAGAAAGTGAAACATAACTTAATCCACTATCAAAAGATGCTGAATCATCATTTGCAGTAACAACAGTTGTTAATGGATCTGAATATGAAGAAGAAAGAATTGTTGAATAAACTGTGCCAGATGTATTGGTTGTTTTGATTCTTCGTCCTGCTTCAAATTCAGAAGTTTGATTACCAGATAATGTGAATCTGGTTGCAGATACATAAATTGGGGTAACATCAAATTGAACCCATTGATCTAATAAATCTGATAATGAGCCAATCCCTGTTATATCATCTTGTGAATCAATCAGAACATCATTTGAGTCTTTTAGAACAATTGTATATGATCCATTTAACCAAATATTCGCCTCCCCTCTTGAATCAAGAATTACGGGATTGGTATTATCCTCCGTTTCTCCTGAATCCCACCATGTAACCTTTGGAGTTGTAGTACCTGATTCATAGGTATATACCTTACCACCAGATAAAGGATCGCCATTATTATCGAATGCACGATATTTTTGATATGTAATTAAATTTGCCATTTACCGCCCCTTCCTCTTTTTTCCTTTACCTTTTCCACCTTTACAAGCCATTGCAGTATCCTCGCGCATAAAAAAACCGGCTATTAGCCGGTTTGTGTGATTGAAAATTGAATCTTATTGATTTGCAGAAATCATTCCTGCAAGTGGTGCCGCTAATTGTTCTAACCCGCCTTTTTGCTGTAATCGGTTTGATAATTCCGGGGCCATGGCCAATTGTGCTTCACGACCAGACGACAAGCCACGTAATGCATTCCCCGCTAATGGTGATAAATATCTTCCGCCGGGTATGAATTTTAATGCTCTTTCAGTCATATCAGCACTTCGACCAATCTTAGTCGTTGCAGTATTTGAAGTATTAACCGCTGAACCTTCTGGCCTAAATTTTTCATAGGATGCAACACGACCTATACGCTTTAATTCCTGCAGTCCTTTTTTACCAAAGAATAACTTTAATTTTGCATCGCCAAGTTGATTTAATGCTTTGTTATAATTTGAAGCAGAGAATTTGGCAACTTCATCAGCAGCACCACCAGTCGCCCTGTCACGCAAATACTTTGCGATCTGATTCTTTGCAATATCAAATGCTTCAGGATTTTTTGAAAGCTGTTTTGCTAATGACTTCACATCTGACAAGTTAGCTTTATTTCCACCGCCCACGATAAATGTTTGAACAAATTTATCTGGTTCAGCTTTATCTAAAGCCGCCTTTAAAGCTGGCGTGTCGTCAATGATGGAAAAGCGACCAGCGGCCATTTTGCGGGCTTTTTCATAAAGTGCTAATGACTGTTCACCAGCAGCGTTTTCAACTGGTGTTTCAAATAATGCTTTTCGTATTTGTGCAATTGCCTTGGCCGCTTCTCTATTAGGATTACTTCCACTTAATGCGTCACTCATCTGACCTGATAAGCGCTTATCTGTTTGCATAATGGTATTAACATTAAATGGTATTTTTCCAGATGAAAGATCATTTAATAGTGTGCGCGTCCTATCCGGTAAAGCAGAACCTAATTGCTGTTCATCAAGATAATTATTTGCAGTTTCAGAAAAGAATTTTGTATTTAATCGCGCATATCTTCCTTCCGAATCACGTACTGATTGATATGCTTTATCAACTGCTTTACGAATTGGTTTATCTATCTTCCGCAAAGATTTCATCAGCGTAACAGCATCGGTTATTGCATCACCTGATTTTTCAGCACCAATTTCATTAATACGCTGTGTAAGTAATGCATCATTTTCCTGCTCAATATTACTTAATGCTTGCAATGATTTATCATGGGAACCAGATGCGCCTATTTTTGCAAGATTCTTTTCATTTGTTAATTGAATTTGATTTAAAGTCACCCTGCCCTTTGTTGGGGTAGCCCCGACTGCCTTGTAATCGGCATAGCGCTTCAATGCTGCTTCATCAATGCCACCACTTTTTACTGCTTGCTTTACTTGATCTAAAAGTTCTTTGCGTGAAGCAATTGAAGGCATATCACGCAAATCAATACCATTACGCGCTAAGATTTCTTCAGCCGCTTGATTCGCTGCAGTACTGAATTTACTGATTGTGCCTTGCGCCATTTTAGATAATGTTGTTGGTGCTATACCACCGGCTAAACTCGCAGCAAGTTGTACATAGGCATTTTGCCCTGATTCTTTTGCAAGACTTCCTGACAATCCGCCAGCGGTAGCCGCTGCGAACTGTTGGGCGGGCTGTGAGGCTAGTGTTTTGCCAGCTCCTGCAGCAAGAGCATTCTCAGATAACGACAAGGGGCCACCAGCGCCCATTGTAGCGACTGTTGGACCCAATACCTTAGAAACGTCCGTTGCTACCCGTTCGACCGGTCCTGAAGGCTCTGGAACGCCCAAAGCTTGTGCCCCTTGACGGACTGATTCGGCCATGGGGGTAGTATCGAATCCGGCACGCCGCAATGGCTCTGTGATAGGTGAAACGATAATGTCACCCAAGGAAGCCGCACCTTCAACGCCTGCAGCGATATCTTGCGCCATATTACGGCCAAACATTTTTGCCCGTTCGCCAAGAGTTAGATCGGGATTGTAAAGCTGTGCTTTTTGTTCAGGCTGTGCTTGTTCCTGTGTCTGGAACTTTGACCATGGACCAGCAGCTTGATCGGATTTTGCGAATTTCTCCCATGGACAGCCATTATTGTTTTTCCCAACTATTTGGATCGGCAGGATCGCCACCTATGAATTTATAGCCATCCATTATTTCACCTGCTTGCGGGACTGTTGCATTATTAGTATTTGCATTGTTGATATTATTAATTGGCGTTGTTCCAATATCATTTTCAGTTACAGCCAAGTTAAATGGAAGGTTGTAGTTTTTATTTTTTTCGACTTCGCCAGCTTTTTTATTGTACTGAATAATCTTTGCCGCATTTATTCTATCGTTAATGTCGATAAGTTTTCGCAGCGACTCTTCATTAAGAGTAATTTCACCTGCTGCGATCTTATTGGCATATTCTCTATCTGCATCTGATAGACCTGTACCAGCACCAAAGTCCTTGATAATTTTACCTACCTGCTTACCCATCATTGCTGAATAGGCTTGTGTATTATCAAGTGTTTGATTTGCATCTTTACCAATCGGGATGCCAAGTTGTTGCAATACTTTGCCAGAATTAACAATAAAGTTTGCACCTGATCCAGTTACCATTCCACTATCAAGTAGCTGCTTTGCTTCTTTATTAATATTTATAGATTGCGCTGCATCCTGTGCTTCTATGCGTTGCTTTTCAAATTCTTCAGCTTCTTTTTTGCCTAGAGTTTCCCAAAACTTTTTATTATCACCTTTACCAATATTTACAGTAGTGCCGGAACCTTTTTTGTATGGTTTGCCTAATGGTACGACCTGTGTTGGATTTGCTTCATTAATAGCCAACTTTTGCATCATATCACCACCTGCCCCGGCTTCTTGGAATGCATATTTAGGCGGTTTAGGTTTTACGCCAAACATTTTTAAAACAGCATCTTTTTGATCGAATCTATCACGATATTTTTCAGCGCCCTTCACTCCTTGGCTTGTTAATGTATCTACCAAATTATTCCACTCTTCAGGCGTTTTGGCATTCTGCGCACCTTTAGCGATCTGTATACCCAAGTTTTGAGCATTTTGAAATTGCCGCGCATTACTGGCCAGTTTATTGGCTTCTGTTTGTTGCTTGAATTGAACGCCCTGCGCAAGTGCATCAAATGGCCTGAAGTTTCCGCCTTTGATAATTTGATCATAAATAGACATTATCCGTACCACCCTTGTGAAGCGCCGTACATTCCTAATCCCTGATTCATTGCATTACCCCAAGCATTAGCCTGTCCTAAATAACCAGATGCGCGAGCCTGACCCATATTTCCGTAAGCATTGCTTGCGCCAGTTGCATAATTTTGACCGGCTTGCACTGTTCCGGCTGTCCCGGATTGACCTAATCCAGCAAGTGAAGCAAGACGATTGAAGCGATTATTATATTCTTGTGCACCAATATTTTGGCCATAATCAGTAACCGCTTTTAATTGTTGTCCACTTAACAAATTACCTCTAGCCGCTGCGCTTTTATCTAATGCACTAACACCCTGACCCAAACGCCATTGATAACCGGGCGACGTAGTGAGATCGTAATTAGGATTAAGCATTTCCTGCAAACCGCCAAGAGCTGCAGTACCAGCTTCACGCCATGGGGCATAATCTTGGCGTGATTGTTCATATATATCTTTTTGAATTTGTGCCTGCATTTCGGCTGAATTCTGCATCGCATCAGATGCTTTACTGCTTGCTTGATCAGACAAATATCCAGTAACAAGCGCTGTGCCTGCTATTGCTGCTGAAACGCCCATTTTATAATACCTTTTCGTAAATAGTTTCAATGCCAATAAAATCTAAACGTTTCATTATTGGCTTTATGTCATGCGCAATTTTTGCGTGCATATGAAATACTTTTACATTTCTTTTTTTCATTTCATCAATTGCTTTCTTAAGCAATTCAGTACCAACAAAAAAACCGCGCTTTGATCTAGTCACAAATAACAAATCATTTAATGCAAATATCGTTTTAGAATAATGCATATGTGGAGTGATAATATTTATGCAATATCCTATTAACTTTCCTTTGTCTCTAGCAGTTGAACAGCAAAGCATCCCCATTTCATCAAGTTTTAAATATTGGTTATAATCTGGTGATAAAGGAATAATTTCTCTATTTCTTGCTACTTCATGCCAATGTTGTTTGCAGAGTTGATCGAATTCTTCCATGAAGTCAGCGAACTTTTCTATTTGAACTTTTATCATTTAAGATAAGCGCCAGTAACGACGAATTTGACTGGATCGGTCATTGTGATACGAAATGCCCTATTTCTGAATCGGCCAAGTCTATTCCATTTTGTGCGAGTAAGATATTCGCCTAATTTACCAATGCCACGTATTTTTTTATTACTCCATGTCCTTCCATTATCTGTATAATCCATCATGACTTTTGGATCTGAACCCTGACCGGAAACTAAACCTACGCCATGTTCAAATTGAACCTGTAATGATGGTCCGAATAAAAATTCTTCGTTATTGTCATGAATATAAGGCATAACAAATGAACACTTTATTGACGCGCCATTGTCTGTATAGGTTTCCATATCTAATTGGTATAATTCACCATATGCATAATTTGAAATAATATGCTTATCATTAAAATAAGCATAACCATCAGAAATATGTCTATTTCCTTCTGTCTCCATTTCATGCCATAGTTTTGTTGCTGCATCATAAACCCATGTGACATTTGCAGATGGAAAACCTAAAACAAAAAATGTATGACCATAAAGCGTATATGAATAACTAAAAGCATCATTTGTTAAACGATAATTCTGTATTTCATATTCAATTGCATCATTTGAAATACGTTCAACTTGATAACCAGCAAGCCTTACAACTTGCAATGCGCCATCTTCTTTGCGTTTGCCCAAGAACGCTACAGAGTTATCAAAATATGAAACTGAAAATCTTGCTGCTAAACCCCAACGTATTGTTGCACCACCTACAATTGAAAATGGTAAAGTTGCTGCGCCTGTCACATACCATGCTTCGATAGATCGATCACCAAATAAAAGAAGCTGGCCATGATCTTCAAAAACGCTCACTAATGCATCAGGAATTGATTCAGCCGTGGCATAATCCAATGCATCCCAACTTGTACCATCATAAAGGGCTGAGTAATAATAACGACCAGTATTACTTGCATCATCAACGATGAAATAGCCACCTAAAAAAGCGACTGTAGTAGCGCCATCTGGAAAGTCTGCATCAGCAATTTGAGTTAATGTATCTGAAGAAAAAATATATCCACTTGTCCCATCAACAATCATTAATTCAGTACCATTATCAGCCATTGAAATACGGCCATATGTTGAATTGATTGTGCCTTTTGATGTTGCTATTCCATTAGCATCTACTTCGTAAAGCGTTGTTTTCATAACGACATAAAGTGAATCGTTAAATACATACATGCCACGTGAAGCATAGCCACCTATACTTGAAAACAATTTTGATCCGGGTGTGCCATGTATTTTCTTTACTGTCTTACCTTCACCCAATTCAGGAAAACAATTAATTCTACGTTCAACACTATTTGCAGTTGTATAGCCTTTATAGGCGTTTGATAGGATTGGGATCATCATTGTTGAAAGTTCACGCCAAAATAAACGCTGGTATCTTCTTCATCCCATGAACGCAATTGTTGATAGAGTCCTTGCGCAAATTGAACAACTTCAGGGATCGCACTTAATGGCCGTTGAAATTTTGGCGCAATACGAACAGCTAAATTAAATGCGATTGTTTCAAGCCATTCGGTAGGTAAATCAAAGTTATTACTAATTGCATCCATATCTTCAAGATAAGAAAAATAGGAAAGTTCAACAGTAATATTTGATGCTGCAGAACTATCGGCAACCGGCCAAATATAAAATGTTCCAGTAGATATTCCCGGCTGGTAATGATATTGAGTAGGGATACTTGCAGTAGCTTTTGATGATAAGTTTGTATATTCCTGCCAACTAATTGGCATTAAAGGTGTATCAATACTATCTTGTATTCTTCGCGCTTCAATAATTCTTAATGGTTTATTGATAACCAAATCACCACCGGGGCCAAGCGTATAGGATTTTTGATCTGCAACTAATGTTAATGTCGCTGTTTTACGTTTCCAAAGCTTCACCCCATCAGCCGCCCATGTTTTCAACATCATGTTTAAAGAGCGTGAACAAGTATCAAAATCTGCTGCTTCAATGGTTTCCTCTGGATCATAAACTCCGATTATTTGGAGAGCTTCATAAATTACTTCGGTTTGCGTTAAAGTAAAATCGACACTACCACTTGTCGCCATTTAGAAACTGTCCGCCGTTACGTCATTAGTAGCAAGAAATGAATCTGTTTTTTCTGGTCTTGCTATA